AGCTCTTCGCCGCAGATGACCGTCGCCTCGGCGTCGCAGAACCGCTTCACCTTCAGCAGGTAGCCCTCCTTGACGGTCGACCGCCCGAACTTGTACGGGCCATTCAAGGACCGCACCATCGCGCCCTCGTAGCCGTCGTCCAGGGCCTTCTGCTCGAAAGCCTCCAGCTCTTCGGCGGAGTTGACCTTCATCTGCGGGACAAGCTGGGCACCCACCTTCTTCCCGCTCTTCCGCAGATCGGCGAGCATCGTCTTCAGCTGATCGAACCGACTGGTGAATCCTCCGTTCTGCTTGTAGACATCGAAGACATGGAAGATGACGTTCGGCTCGCCGTCCTCGGACATGACCCCGCTCATCGTGTCACGGTAGGCGGTGGGCGCGGTGGGGTCACCTACAATCAGCTCCCCGTCGACACCCTCCAAGAACACCGTGCCGAAGAGGGCCTGGACGTGGCGATTGGGGATGGGCTTGAGCTTGCGGGAGTAGACCACACCGCCGAACACCACTGCCCGCACCCCGTCCAGCTTGGGACTGGCGAGACAAGGGAAGGAAGGCATCGCCCCGTCCTTCAGCGGCGAGGCGAGCATCGGCTCGAATCCGGTGGGAATGCTCATGACGGTTCCTTTGCGGGTGCAGGCTCTTCGGGCGCGTAGCGACCTTCGGCGCGGAGCTTGCGGTAGTGCAGAAGCTGGTTGATCTGCTCGATAGCGGAGTTCCAGCCGACCGAGTAGCCGCGCTCGAACTCGTCGTCGCTCGGCGTCAGGTCCTTCTGCAGGTTGATGGGTGCCAGCACGATGGCGACGACCTCGTCGGCCGCGAGCTTCTTCACCTCTTCGGCGCGTGCCTGCTCCTTGCGCAACGGGCGCGTCGCCCGTCCGCAGGCGGTGGAAATGCCCGTCATGTCAGGTGCTCCACCCGGACGCGGAACGTGCCGCTCTTCGTCTCGATGGTGCGCACGGCGGAAGCCTGCGCGACGCGGATGCCCAGCTTGCGAAGGAGCTTCTCGACGAGGTTCAGCTCACGCGGGCGGGTGACTCCGCGCAGGCCCCACGAGGCCACGCAGAACATGAACTCGTCGTGGACGTCATAGGCCAGAAGCGGCTGATGCCCGTGATCCACGAGCATGGCCCTGTCCTTTTCCGGGTGGAACTGGAGGTGCAGGTTCTTGGCCTTCATGCCTTCATCCCCTTGACAGTTTCGTCCCCGTTGTACCGTCCGCGAGTGGCGTAGCTGGCCTTCGCAGGAACGGGCTCGTGCTCGAAGAAGATCATCTGCCCGATGCGGTCGCCTTCGCGAATCGCGATGGAGTGGTGACGAAGGACGTTGTGGAGCTCCAGCGTCAGGACGCTTCCATTCCACCCCGCGTCGCACCAGCCCGCGAGCAGATGATTCATCCCCACCCGCGCCAAAGAGCTCTTCAGCTTATATTCGGCGGAAATGTTCGCGGGCAGGTTGAACTTCTGCTGCGACTGCGCAAGGCAGAAGCCACCCGGAGGAAGCATGAACGGACGACCGTCCGCGCACTCCACGGCGAGGGAGGTGGGAGGCTGTCGGTCGCGCAGGCTGACGACGCCGCCGTCCTCGGGTGGTATCGCTTCCACGATGAACCGCGAACCGACCGTGATGTCAATGGACGCGGCGTTCACCATGTCCTCGGTGACTCCGGTGATGACGCCGTCGGCGACGAGGCGCAGAAGACGATCGTGACTGATGAGGCTCATGGCTTTTCTTCCTCCTTCTCGATGATGAACGGGATAAGATCGGCCAGCGCTCCTTCAATACGGGAGGTGAGGCGATCCATGTTTTCCACGTCGCAGGCGGCGACCTTACGGATGGATTCGTTTTCGCGCGGACTTTCCGCGACACCGAGGCGTTCGCCCCGTCGAAGCTGGACGGCGAGCGCCGCCTCCAGGAGGGTGGCCCGCACGCCCCGAGCCAGCGCATCGGCGGCGTCTTCGAGGTTCTCGCATTCTTCGCCGCGCCGCTGGAGGCCCTTCTCAATGGAAATGCCGTCGCGCTTGGCGGCGCGGGCCACCTGCACCATCCGGTCCAGCGTGTCGCGCAGGGCGACCATCTGCGGCTTCTGGCTGATGCGCAGGAGTTCGGCCACGATGTAGTCGTGCTTCGTGCAGATGGTGGACCCGCCCCGCGAGTACCGCTCCGTCAAGTGGTCACGGAACTGCTCCGTGGGGTCCAGCATGAGGAACGCCTCGACTTCCTCGGGCGTGGCGGGGCGGCTGACGCCGTCCTTGATGAGCAGGGCGGTATCGCCACGACGCTCGATGGTCCATGAAAGCTGATTCACTTTGCCTCCTTGAGGTTGACGATAGACGAGGTCCAGAACCACGTCTTTCCAATGCAGATGCAGGTCGGGTCGTACGCCACCAGCACGCCGCGCACGCGATGCGCCTTGCGACCTACGTTCTTGTCGGCAGTAACGTCGCCCGTGACGGTCTTACCGACCAGCGGGTGCGATGGCTTGCTGGCCTTGGGCGTGGGCGTGGCCTTGGGCGTCTTGGGCGTGGCCTTGGGCGTGGGCGTGGCCTTGGGCGTGGGTGCAGGCTTGGTCTTCATCAGAACTCCTTGATCCAGTCGCGGCACGCTTCGCGGTAGTCAAAGAACCCCGACGGGTCGATGCGCACGTCTTCGGGCGCGGCGTCCAGGAACTTGCTGATGCGCGAGGCCAGATCGCGCGACACCTTCGTTGATGGCACCAGCGTCCCGAGCAAGGCGTGGGCACGCCTGAGAAGATCGATGGCCCGCACGGGACGCGGATCGTGACTCGGTCCTCCACGGTGCGCCTGATGACGGTAGATGCCACCCGACAGCATCCACGAAACGACTTCGTCGTCCCATTCCACGGCATCCGTCGGGGTGGGAAGATTGCTCCCGTCCGGCGAGCCCACGAGGAACTCCTGCACCGCCGCGACGCAAGCCTGCCAAGGCTCTTCGACGTCGGTGAGGTCGATGCGGGCGTCAGCGACGTACTTCAGCAGGCAGACGGCCTGTCCAGCGCGGCTGAACATCAGGCCACCGTGACGCGGAACTTGAAGCCGCGCTTGCTGATGGTGACGGTCTTGCCGTGCTCGCAGGCCACCACGGGCTCGCGGGTCAGGGGAAGTCCGGCGATGATGCCGTTGGTGCGCAGAAACTGAGCGGCCTCGCGAACGGTCATCAGGGTGTTCATGTTGTCCATTGCCTTGCTCCTGTGGAGTGGGTGGGCTACCTGCCCGACCATGAGAATAATATAGCATGAAGATGCAGGCGTGGCAACATTTATTTTCAGCTAAATAAACGACGCCCCCACGGAACCTCCGCAGGGCGGGCCACGGTCACGCGCAGGGCGACGCCTGCCCGTCCTGGCGATCGCTAGGCGAGGCAGGCGTCGGCGGTGGCCCTGCACCACCGCTCCCGGTCGGTGGGCGCGTGGACGAGGCGGTACTCGCGGGGCAGGTTGCGATTCGCCCGCTGGAACGCCTCCATGGCCTCGCGGGCCTTGCCACCGTCACAGGTCAGGAGGGTGTCCCACGCGCTCCACTGCCCGCAGTCGTCGGGGATGGGACCGTATTCCGGCACCTCCACGCGACGCCGCACCTGCACCGAATAGCGGGTCTCGTCAAGCGTGTCCTTGACCATCCTAGAAGCCCTCCGCCGTGATCTCGAAGCCGCCACCGCGCACGGGCTTGAGCGTCACCGTCACGGATGGAAACCGCTTCTTGACGGCGGCGCGAACGTGCTTCTGCACGTCGGGCACGTCCACGGCGCGGATGTACCGTCCGGCGAACTTCTTTGCCAGTACGTCCTCCACGACGGTGCGCAGGTCCAGCGAGGTGCGGCTGACCTCGGTGTCGTCGTCCATCGGCGCGTCGCTCATGCGCTTGATGGTCGCGCACTCGTCGATGATCTTCTGTCGTTCTTCGTCACGACTCATTAGTAGACCTTCCTTTCCGTTAAGATGCGTCCGCACTGCGCACAGACGCGCCCTTCGTATGAATCGCTCATCCACCCCGGACCCTCTCGCGTGTCGGTGCGGCAGAACTCGTGCGAGCTGGAGTGCCCGCAGACGAGTGAAAGCCACGGACGCACCAGCGGCGCGGGTGCCTTGCCCTTCATGTAGAAACTATCGTAGAGCGTCGTACGAAGGAATCGGGGCTTCCGCGGACGATGATACCACCACGCGAAGGGCAAGAAGATGACGAGTCCAAGGACACCGCCGATGAGCATGTCCACGTCATGGAGACCCACCAGAGCGGCACCGCAGAGCAAGGCGATGACGAGCGGTCCGTTCATAGTTCTACTCCCAGTTTCTCGCAGGCCACCGCGACCTGACGCTTGACGTTCTGGTGGTGCTTCCGCCACTTGCCGAACGCCTCTTTCGTGCGCATTCCACGGGCCATGAGCTCGCAGACGTAGTTCGCCGCCGAGTCACGGTCACGCATCGCGTCGTAGAGGGCAGGATTCGCATCCACCATTTCCTGGAGCGATGGAATCGGCATCACGGCACCTCCTTCGAAGTGGTCTTCGCGCGGCCGACGATGACCCACTCGTAGCGCGGCTCCTTGCGGGTGGCCTCGTGCAGGGTGGGCAGTGCGTCCACGACGGTGTCGAAGGTGCCGCCGTACTGGTCGGAGTCCATACCGCCCTCGGTCGGTTCGAAGTACTCCACGGTGAACACGACTTCCGTCTCAAGCAAGATTCTGGTCTTCATCGGTTCTTCTTCCTCGCTTGCTTCGCCGCCTTGCGGGCGGCGCGGTTCTTCGCCTTGGTCTTGTGGCTGACCGCGCCCACCCGCTCGCGTTCGCGCGCTTCCGGTGGGTGCCACTGCCTCGTCTTGACTCCGTTCTCGGTGTCGTCGCGGATGATGAGAGGTGCGCAATCCCGCATTCGCAGGATGCTGTCGTCCATGATGAAGGTGTCGAAGCACGGCGACTCGGCCATCGCGGTGAGATCGGCCATCATCGACAGGGCGGCAAGGCGATATCCTGCCATCTGCTGAGCCGCGAGTCGCCCGTGGTCGACGACGAGCACCTTCGGTTCCACGCTGGATCCGTCGGTGAAGGCGCGACACCAGTCGCAGTCGCAGGGACGTTCGAGCGGTCTGCACCTCCTGCAGTGGCAGTTTCCATCGTGCGGTGACGTGTCGGTGTGGCTCATGCGTGTCTTCCCTCCTCCTGCCACGTTCTCATCTTTCCATCGGTCCTTCCCTGGGAATTGCACGGCGCGGCGGTGCAGAGGTGCGAGTCGAACCAGTCGAACCAGCACTCCGAACACTTCTGCACGCGCTTATCTTCGTGGAATCGCAGGCGCACAATCGGGTCGTCGCTTTCGCCAAGGATCGCCAGCTCCGTGGGATCCTGCGCGAAGGGTGCAAGCGTGGTGGTCACCAGCGATACTCGGCGTTGATGAACGCACCACCGCGCGAAATCAGCTTCAGTCCTTCTCGGTCCCCACCGCTGACGCTGAACTCACTGGTGCCGTCTGTCAGCACCACGAGCGACCGCATCGAACTGACGTAGGTGACAGTCCCGTGAACGACGTTGGTGGGCGTCATGTACATGACGACGTCGCCCGTTCGCGGACGGTAAGTCTTGCCATCAATCAGCTCCTCGACGATGCGAGGCTCCTCGCCGTTGTTCCACATCGTCTGCATGAACGCGTCCTTCTTGCTGACGCCACGCTCCACCAGCTTCTTGATCGCGGCGTGCTGGCGAACGTACTCCTCGCTCTGCGGTATTTCACAGAACGAAAGTCCCGAGGGCCACTTTTCACGCTCGTTGCGAATGCCGTGCAGGCACGCCGGATGCGCGACGCGCAGAGTATCACCGAAAGGGCGGCTGAAGTCGTTCCAGTGGAGGATCGTCTTGCGGTGGTATTCGTCTTTCGGAATATCACGGGCAAGTCCAGTCCACGTTTTGATCACCGCTCCGCAGACGGCGCACCTGCAATCCTTCCTTGGGATGCGAAGGCTGAACCCGATTCCGCCCATCCAGCCCTCGATGAGTCCGGCAGAACTCCCCCGCTGATCCCCGTGCAGGCCAGCCTCCCCGACATCCACGGTCACGCCGACGAGCTCGAGCGTGGCCTTCCCCGTGCGCCCCGAACCGAACGGCGATGATTCGAAGCCTGCACCCGCAAAGACACCGCGCAAGGCCAGCTCGCCATCCTCACTCGCGCACCGCACTTCACGTCCCATCATTCCCTTCAGCGTATCTTCGAGACTCATCCTATTCTCCTTTGAAAGAAGCCCGCCTTGCGGCGGGCGTGGTGATTGGCTACTTGACGTCGATTGCCCAGCCATGACCCTGCACCAGGATCACGGCGCACTTGAGTCCGGGCTCACCTTCGGCGGTGACGATGCCCTCGTGGAGGAACTTGCCTGCACGGGCCACCGATCGCTCGGTGAGGAGGTACACGCATCCGGGTCCGTGCATCAAGTGCCCGTGGATGCGGATGGTCACCCTGCCCGAAGAGCAGGCGAAGAACCGAACCATCGGCGCTTCGCCCCGCATCTTACGCGAGCCTCATCCAGCCGTGGGCATTTTCCCAAGGAGCCTGCACCAGCCGGAAGCCGAACTCGGCCACCTCGGCGCTGGAGGGCTCCGTCGGCCAGAGGTATTCCCAGCCGCCCAGATTGCTATCGTCGTCGAGGGCCATCAGGCTGATGCAGGTCTTGTCGACCACGATGGTGAACTTCTGCGTGCCGTTGGCGATCTCCCCGATCAGCGGGTCGCAACCCTCAGCGAAGGACTCGGCGCCAGCGAAACCCATCCAGTCCTGAGCGGTGAAGGGCATGAGCGTGATATTCATTGGTTTCTCCTGTGGAGTGAGCGGGCTACCTGCCCGACTGAATTAAAGATACGGGCACTTTCAGCGAAAGCAAGTGCCTTCTTCATTTATTTTGAAGAAAAATCAGCGGCGACGCACGCGCCCAATGGGACGCTCCGTACCGTCCTCCTCGACGAGGACGTGCGCAGTGCGGGCATCGGGGCGGGGCTTGCTTGCGGGCCTCCAGCGGGTCAGCCCCGTGGCCTTTTCCACCACCTCCACGCCCTTGGTATAGGCGGCGTCCACCGCCTGCATGAAGCTTGTGAATTCCTTGCCGTCGACGATGTACATCAGCGGGCCACCGCGAGACCGCCCGCACGGGCGAGGAGCAGGTTGGCACGGATGCGGGTGATGCCGTGGCGGTCGGCCACGGTGCCCAGCGACTCGCCGGCGAACAGGGCTCCCACGATGGCACCCTGCTCGGCCTTGGTGAGCTTGCGGGTCTTGTCGGATTCGTAGGCGGCGACGAACTTGGCGATGCTGTCCATTTTGGTGCTCCTGTGGAGGCGGCGGGCTACCTGCCCGACCATGAACAAAGGATACGTCTTGTTTCAGCGAAATGCAAGGGCTTCCGTCAACTATTTTACGAAACTGCCCAGCAAGGCGTCCACCTCGTCCAGCTGGGCACCCTCAGCGGCATCGTTGCGCAGGCACGCCTCCATCCGGGTGCCCACCAGCAAGGCCCGAAGCCACCGTGCCGCCTCCAGCACCGATCCGAGGGTCGCTGGGCGAGCGCCTGCGGAGGCGGCGCGGACCAGCGTGCGCACCTGCACCAGCGCATCACGCCACCCTCCAGCGTAGTCGCTGGGCGAGTGGTAGGCGTCGGCCTTGGCGGCGTCGTAGGTGCGCAGGCCAGCAAGCTCCAGCATGAAGCCGCTCCAGGCGTCCACGAGCACCTTTTGCGCCGCCACGGTGCCCTCTAGGGTGCTGATGTGCGCTTCCGCCTGCACCAGCTTTTCAGTCAGGGCGTGATTGTGCTCCCCGAGGGCCACCTCGGAACGGCGAGCGGCGTCCAGGGCGCGGTTCAGCGTCACGTTGATGCGCGACATTTCCGCGAGCTGAGCTTCGCTGAGCGCCTTCATCATCGCGGAGTGGCGTTCGCCGATGTATCCACCCAAGAACGCCGCGCCGACGATCACGAGAGCGCTGACAACAACGAGCGCGACGATCACGACCGCTCCACGCGAGCGCCCGTCGAGACGATGACGCAGAATCCGGGGAACGCGAACGAAAAGTCCCATCCCGTGTAGAACGAGCTACGACGCCACCGAAGTCCGAGACCGAGGTGCGCATCCCAGAACGCATCGAAGCGGGGCAGTTTCTCAGGCATGATCTTTCTCCTTGATGTTCTTGGTGAATTCACGATAGCGACGGGCGAGTACGTCTGGTCCGTGCAGTTCGTGACCTCTGGCCTCGGCGTCGATGAACTTGATGCATCGTTCGAGGGATTCCTTCGTTCGCGTCAGCTCCGCGATGTGCCGCGCCTGCTCCGCGAGCAGACTCTGCGGATCATGACCGATGACCTGCCAACGGAGCAGGGCGGCGTCTAGCTCGGCGACACGATTCGCAAGATGCTTCATCAGCTCCTCGGGGCTCATGTCTTCCCTTCCCATCACGGGAGCCAGCACTTCGCAGAGCTCGCGGATCCGCGCCCACGCCGAAAGGGCCTCCTTCGTGGAAGCCGAGAGCGAGTCCAGCAACATTCCAAGCCGCCCGCCACGATGCGCGATGTAGAGCTCACGGACCACGAAGACCAGCACGACCACGATGAGCATCCAGTTCAGGACCTCGTAGAGCGTGTTCATTCCTGCTTCCCTCCCTTGCGCAGGTGCGCCGACAACGCCCTCATCGCCGCTTGTCGCTTCCGCGGATTGGACCATGACGG